TACCACTTCTCAGAAATAACTCAAGACAAAAAAAGCGATTCGCTCTGCAGAGCGAATCGCTTTTCATTCCTGGTACCTGGGGTGGGAATTGAACCCACACAGCTGCAAGAGCCGAGGGATTTTAAGCCCCATTTTTAGCACTTTCCTGTAACTTCCCTTATAATCATTTAATCCGCGCTTATTTATTATTTTCCCTTGCTAATTTGGATATTTATGATATTTGTATTTTCACATTATATCACTTAACCACTTTTTGCCTTATTCAAATAAGTGGGGAGATGGTGGGGAGAAAATGACGGGGGATGCCGGAAAAACATTTAATCAAATGGGGAGATCACGGGATCACTAAAAATGGGGAGAGATATAAAGTTATTTTAAAAAGTGGGGAGAGCACGGGAGCACTAAAAATGAGGAGAGATATAATTTTTTTTAGAAAGTGGGGAGAGCTATGGCCGGTCAAAGATGGAGAAGTTCAGGTTTTCCAGGTGTAAGGTATTATGAACACCCGTCGCGAAAACATGGCGTCAGGTATGATCACTACCTTGCCATTCGTTATCAGGTCACAAAAGAATTAGACGAAATTGATCCAGAAACAGGGAAAAAGAAAAAGATCAAGCAACGTATTGAAGAGGGGATCGGCTGGACAAGTGAGCGCGATCCAGAAGACAACCAATATTGGACGGCAGCTAAGGCGGCGCTGATTCTGGAACGCCTAAAAGGTGCCGCTAAACTTGGCTTGCCTCAAACGCCGACACGCATTTCAGAAAAAAGAAAACTCGAACAACAGCGAAAAAATAATGAAGAGGCTGACCGGACCCGCGCGGAAAAGGAAAGCATCACTTTGAAGAAATATTTCTATGAGGCCTATTATCCGAATGCGAAGATCAATAAGAAAGTTTCTTCATACTCACACGAAGAAACCCACTTCCGCCTTTGGATTGAACCCGTGGCCGGTCATAAACCAATTAAAGAGCTATCTGAATTTGACGTTCGACGCATTGTAAAAGCGATCCTGGACAACGGAAAAACACCGCGCACCGCGCAATATGTTATGGCAACGGTAAGGCAAATATGGAATCAGGCAAGGCGCGCGAAACTTGTTTCCGGCGACACACCGACAAGAAACGTCAAGCTTCCAAAATTCGACAACAGGCGACAACGTTTTCTAAATCACAGCGAAGCCGATCAATTGTTTGCGGCATTAAAAGAAAAAGATGAAACGGTTCACAACATGGCCTTGCTTTCGTTGCATACCGGCATGAGGGCGTCTGAGATATTCCGCCTGACATGGGGCTGCATCGATACGGAACGTGGCATTATAATGATCCTTGACGCGAAATCCGGCAAAGGGCGGGCGGCATTCATGACAGAGCATATCAAGACTATGTTTGCCAAAATGACCAAAGGGAAACAGGATGAATATGTTTTCACGCGAAGCGACAAAACGCCATATTCCGAAGTCCCCACCCTCTTTCGACAGATTATTACTAATTTAAAATTTAATGAGCATGTCTCTGATCCCAGGCAGCGCGTATGCTTTCACACCTTAAGACATACAATGGCCAGTTGGCACGCAGAGGGCGGAACTGACCTGTATGTTCTTAAGGAACTATTAGGACATGGCAGTATCACATTGACGGAGCGATACAGCCACTTATCTAACGGCGCTTTACAGGCGGCAACGCGAAGCTTTGAGAAAAAGGTAAAAGCGGCAACGAAGCAGGCCGGGCAAGTGGTGAACTTTTCTGAATGAACAAAGCAGGGGATAGCGATTGCAACGCGACAAGCCGGGAACCCTACCCGGTTTCCCCTCTAACCATAGGGCCGCAAGGGGGCGGGCATGGGTATTCAACCGGATTTTCCAAAAGACGCATTCGATTTAATATCATCAAAAGATAATCTAAAAGTTTTAAAATATTTAAAAAGCAGGGGCGCTAATGGCACGATTTTAAGTGATTTACTAAGAGAATATTTCAGCGTTATGGTGGCAACCAACGAGCTATTCAGAAAAGCCGGAAATCCCGAAGCTGCTTACTCGCGCGGAGCCTGGAAGTTAATCACAAATCATTATACTACTGCTATTAACAGCCTTGAAAAGCTCAGTTGGAATATTGACATGGCAATACCCGAAGATATTGAAAGTGACATAGTGGATTGGAAGGTATATAGAGCAACGCATATTCGTAATTGGCGTTCGTCATTTCAAAAAGACATTGATACATTAAAGAATCACATGGATTTTTTAACGCATAAAACATTTATGACCGCAGCTATTCATCCTAAGCCGTCAACAATAAAACAAATGCTTCGTTTTCAAATTTATGCATTGTATAAATATCTAGATAAATTTCGCTGCGAATTACACATGAAAGACATTCATTGTTTTTTGGTAGAACTGCTTCAAAATCTTTATAAAAACACAATGTGTGAAGGTATTGTGACTAAATTAAATATTGAGACACTCAAGAAAAACTACATTGACAATGCCGAACAGCACACATCTAGAAGAAAGATTAAGCGTATTGATGAACACATCAATCAAATATGCAAGACTTCGTTACCCGTAAAAAACACGTTGAAGAAATAACCCATCGCATAAGCGCGTCGATAAGCGCCTTCAGGATCACACCCGAATGAATCCTTGCCGGGAATCCTTCAGGCTTACCGATCCGCGGGACATACCCGCAACAGCCAGGGCAACACACCAGCCATAACCGGATCGTTTAACCAGGGGCGAATATGAAGGCCGTCTTTACTGGGATGAAACCACCGATCAGAAAGAAAGCGCACGATCCCAGGGAAACACCGGCGGCCTATCACCACCACCATGAAACCGATTAAGAAAGATGGATTGAATTCTTAACGTACGGATCATCCGGCGAACAGCTTACCATGGGCACCACCGCTTCCCAGGCACCACCGCTTCCCAGGCACCGCCGCAAACCAAACCGGAATCGTCATCACCTGGCCGGATACCAGCGCCTTCGTGCTTGCCGGGAATCCTTCATGCGTGCCGATCCGCCGGACATATCCGCAACGGCCAGGACAACACACCACTAAAAATAATCATCGATCACGATAAAGCGCCGATGAACAGCGAAACTTGTTGAAAATATTTATAAGCGTAAATTTGGGAAACAAAAAACAAAAAATACGCATCTATTTGATATAATTCACTTATTTACATATATTCACCTACAAGAAACAAAATGAAAGGAGCATGCTTATATGAAAGAAGAAAAAATAAAGCCCGATCAACGGCAAAACATTCGAGATGATCCCCGGATGAATCCTTGCCGGGAATCCTTTAACGAAGATGACTTTTTAAATCACTTGGAAGCTATGGCCCGTAAATGGCCGTCGGCTTGGGTTGCGCGTACGAAAATCGCACAATTCACCGGCGGGCTGGTAGCTGAAAAATATCTTGCGAACTTAGATTCCCAGGGGCTTGGACCGGAAGGGCGTTTTCGCATTGGACGGAAAATAGCCTATCCGGTTCCTTGCGTCTTGACATGGTTACAGGGACGCTATGGGGCTATTTCGAAAAGACATGGGGGCGCACAATGAATAAGGAAATTCTCATTGACCAGATGAATGCCGACGCGCGGGCGCTTACGGGGCTTCGCTTTGTAGCCGCGAACCTATTAAACCAGATTTCAGAAATCCGGCGTGCGGGCAAAGACACATCGGCGGCGTCGGCGGCGTATGAAAATTTATGTCGTCGGGCGCAAGTCCTGAATGAATCGTTGCTTCAGGCCGGGCGTAAACTATGGGCGGCGGGGATCGATCCGGTAGCACATCGGGATCAATCAACGTCGATATTTTCTAACTTTCACACAACACAATTTTCAGGAGGACATAAGAAATGAACCACAATCATCACCCAGCAACATCACCCGACGCGCCCATTTATCGCGGCGACAATCTATCAATTTTAGGCCAGCAACTTATAGACATTCGTGTTCTTGCCAATCACGGAAATGGCACTTCGTCATCGGCTACATTGAGCGCCGCCCGTTCGCGCCTTGAGCAAACGCAAAACCGCAACCGGGAAATATTCGCCGGGCAGGGCCGCAAAGAAAATCGCGCGGCGGGAACGGGCGGCTTTACCGTTGGCCTGCCGTCTGACGGCGGCTTCTTTTTGCAGGCCGAAACATCCGCTGATTTGACGGCAGCGGGATTTAACAATTCTGAAATCCTGAAACGTTGCGATTCGCGGACACTGAACCCAGGCACACAAACCGCAAACATCATTTTGACGGACGAACAGAGCCGGACAACCGGATCAAGACATGGTGGACTTCGCATCTACACATCGGCAGAGCTTGACGAACTTTTGCAATCAAAACCGAAGCCTAGACTGGCAACCGTCGAGCCGAAAAAACTAACTGGCTTTTTTTATGCATCGGATGAAATAGCTGACGCCGTTTTTGTTGGAGCTGAAATCAGAAAAGCCTTTGGCGAAGAGTTTTCGTTTGTTTGCCAGGATCAGGTCATTAACGGAACCGGCGCGGGCGAAGCTTTGGGCATCCTCAATGCCGATTGCACCGTGTCCGTATCCAAAGAATACGGCCAGAGCGAAAAAACTGTCTTAACGAAAAACCTTTCCAAGATGTGGGCGGCTTATCACGGGAGCGTCAAAAATGCCATGTGGCTAATCAACCGCAATGTGAGCGCCAAACTTGATGAGTTGATTGTTGTTGCCGGAACGGGCGGCGCGACGCCTGGCATTGTGCAATACACACCGGGCGGAATGTTTATCAAGGGCGCGCCCGTTGTTGAAGTTGAACAGTGCGCCACGCTGGGCACCACTGGCGACTTGATTCTTGCCGATTTTTCGCAGTACGTCACAGCCAACAAAGGCCCAGTCAACGAAGTCATGAGTATTCACGTTCAATTCATTTATGCCCAAAATGCCTATCGTTTCATTTTCTTTTTCGATGGACAACCGCGCTTCGCCACGCCAATAACGCCCTATAAATGCGAGGCGGGCGCTACTGCAAGCCCATTTGTTACACTGGAAACAAGGTCATAAAAAAACACGCGGCACTTGATCCATATCGATCAAGTGCCGCGATACTAATTGGGAGGAAATTAAATAAATGGACATGAATCAGGAATTTACCGATTTTATTAAAAACAGCGAACTGGCGCAGGCATTCAGAGACAAGCAGCGCGCTGACCTTGCGGCAAAACGCCAAGAAGCACTTGACGCGTGCCCCCCGCTCGAAAAAGAATTGGCCGCGCTATCAACCAAAATAACCGGCATTAAAAGCGCACACGTGAACGCAATGACGGCGCTTGATGAGCAAAAGAAGGCCCTTGAGCGCGAAACATGCGGCCAATTGTGTCCTCTTTTAAGCCGAGCCGGAGAGATTGAACGCGCACTATCCGGGCACAATGCTTTTCTTCGATCCAATCTTGAAAAAGAAATATCCGAAACCGCTTCCTTTTTTAAAGAAAAACTTCAAGAGACCCTGGCCACAAACCCCAGCAGCACGTCAATTGTGGGAGACAGGCGGCTTTCGGGCCGCGCGGAAATCATTATACACACAAACCGACCCGCCATTATGAACCGCGCTGACTATTGCCGGGCGGCACTTCGAGAGTTGGAGTCTATGGCGCTGAGCGCCGCGAAGTGCGACCTTGCACGAATCGAAGCCTTGATAGCCGGGTTGCCCGACATTCGGGAAACGACCGAAATCATTGGCTGGCAGCAAACCGCCGATTCAATTTGGAAGAGCTAGGTTTTGTGCCGTTGTTCCTCCACAACGGCACAAGCTGCCGCCGGAAACTTACCAGGCTGGTTTCCGGCGGCACATAAAAAAATATACCTGGCATGAGAATTAAAAAATGACAGACAGCGAAATCAAACGCTTTAGGCAATTTGTCGCACACATGGCCCTTTTTGGTTTATTGGAGACGCTTCTTGATCCGCGAAACCAAAACTTGCTTATTGAGGCGCACAGAATCATTTTTGACGCTGATTCACAGGAATTGCGAACGATTGCCGCGTTTCTGGAAACAGACGCCGGAAGCATACAGAAAACCGCGTTCACATATCTGGCAGAGCGGGGCTTTCCGGTCAATCCGGGCGCGAAACATTAAACATTGAAACCCTACTCCAGGGGGAAGGCACGAATGAAGATTGACGATCAACACATAAAAGCCCTTGGGCAAGATTCCTGTAACCGTGAGGTTATGGGCGGCATCGTGCGCCGTGGAGAAATCTTGTCCAGGGGTTCTTTATTTGGAGGGGATCATGGGAAAGAACAACGGCTTCTTTAAGAAGGGCGATATTTGCGAGCTGAAGGAATGGACAAGGCTGATTTTGATGAACGAGTCAACACTTCAAGAAATTGAAAACGGCGAAATGGGGCCAGAATCGGAAAAGCAGTTTATCACTGGCAGGCCCGCATATGAGGCCATTATCTATATTGCGCGCCGGATCGTTGCGGCGCTGCAACCCAAAATTGCGACATGGGAAAAATTACTCGCGAGCATGCCGGAAGATTTGTCAGAGAAAAACCGCCAACGGCAGGCGATAGACGGCGCGCGAGGATTGGCCAGGTTGAACGATCCGACATTGGCGCGATAGATTTGCATAGGCTGAATTCGATTTTTAAGGATAGAGGGGAAATGACGACACAGAAACGCGACAACAAGAGCACCGATGAAATCAAAAAACAGGTTCAAGACCGTGTAGCCAAAGAAAAAACTAAGGCCGATCATCAAGACAAAGAAAAACAGGATGATCAATCCGGCTATTTTGTAAAAGGCGGTTATCTTTGCCGGACAAAATATTCCAAGGAAGGCGGAGAAATCACGATTCCGCTTTGCAACTTTACGGCGCGGATCACCGAAGAAAATATCATCGATGACGGCCAGGATAGCCAGCACCTTTTCAGCATAGAAGGAAAACTATTTGACAAAATCCCTCTTCAAAAACTCGACATACCGGCGGAAAAGTTTCCTGGCTTATCATGGGTTTCAAAATGGGGCTCACGTTGTTGCCTTGAACCGGGCCAGACGGTCAAAGACTATGTTCGTCATGCCATACAAAAGGCTTCACCGAACGCGCCGGTTTTAACGCACTACGGTCATTTAGGTTGGCGCGAAATTAACGGTCAATGGGTTTACCTTCACGCGGGCGGCGCAATCGGCGCGGGGCCGGATATGCCGCACGTATCCGTTCGGCTTAGTCGTGAGCTTGAACGCTATTGCCTTCCCCTTCCCCCACTTTACAAACAAGAAAGCGCCGCCGATTTTCAGGACATTGAGAAAAAAGCGCTGGAAGCGAGCTTAAGCCTTTTGGATATTGGACACCGGGCCGTGACGCTTCCGCTTTTTTGTCTGGCTTACCTTGCACCATTGACCACGCTTTTGAATCCCATGCCGAATTTTAGCGGATACCTTTTCGGGCAATCCGGCACGTTCAAGACCACGGCGGCGCTTTTGGCGCTTGGGCATTTCGGCAACTTCGCGGGGGCCGAAAGTCTTTCCAATTTTGACGATACGCCGGGAATACTGGAAAAGCGGTCTTTCACATTAAAAGACAGCCTTCACGTCATTGACGACTACCATCCGAGCGCGAATCGCAAAGCCGCCGAAAGCAAAGAATCTATAGCACAACGGATGATCCGGGCCTATTCAAACCGGACGGCGCGGGGCCGGTTAAATTCCGACATGTCAGAACGCGGGCGCTATGAACCACGCGGCATGATGATCATGACCGCCGAAGAACAACCGACACTTGAAAGCACGCTGGCCCGCGTCTGTATCATCGAAGTGACCGAGGGCGCGCTGGATCGGGCAAAACTTTCGGCAATCCAAAAAAACGCCGACGCCCTTCCTTTTGCCATGTCTGCTTATCTTGCCTGGGTAAAAGACAATATGGCAGAGATCAAAGAAACCTTTCCGGCGCGTTTCCGGGCGCTGCGGGATCAAGCCGCCGCCGAAGGATTCCACCGAAAACTCCCAGAGCAAACCGCCTTCCTATGTGCCACGCTGGAAATAGCCACGTCCTTTTTTAACGAAAAAGGCGCACTATCAAACGAAGCCGCCGCAGCGCTGGTTTCTGAAGGCTGGGGAATCTTCCGGGAACTGGCGGCAAAGCAACAACAACGGATAGAAGAAGATGATCCGGTTCTACTGTTCTTTGATATTTTGTCCATTTCACTGATGCAAAATTATGCGCGGCTTGATGGATGGCCAGGAACTGCAGCAACAACCATTGGCGGAGGTGAACAGCTTATCGGCTGGTATGATTCGGACTATCTTTATTTGATTCCGACGGCTATCTGGAACGTTGTTCAGCGCCGTTGTATTTCAGAAAACACACACTTTCCTTTTACCAAAAACAGCTTCTTTAAAATGCTCAAGAACCGAAAAATCATCATGCCAGCAACCGACGGACAAAGCGCGTCATGGATCAAAATGAGCGGCAAATCAAAGAGGGTTTTAAAAATTATAGATAGGGGGGTGTATGAAAAAACAGTGACCTAAGAGACCACAACGGCGAATAGCACCACAACACGTTATAATATTTAAGGTTTTTAAGATAATTACTTTAATAAAAATCAGTGACTATTGATAGACCTATCAGTGGAAACGAAGTGGAAAACTAAATTAGAGCTTAAAGGGGCACTGTTTTGGTCACTGAAAGTCGCTGATTAAGAAACAGAATAAATGAATATAGTGAAAATATATCAAGCACATAAAGCATGGTCACTGAATCCACTGATTTTTGACACATCCCCCCCCTATAGGTTTTTTTCTTTATTTGGAATGAAAGGGAAAACGAGCGGAAAAGAGGTTTGAAAATGGCGCTGAAAACGTGGATCAAAGACACCAAAAACGCCGAAGGTGAATCGGCAAGCGAAGCGCAACTTGAACCAGCGGGCGCGCCGGGCCAGGTAAACCCGATCATACGTTGCGCTGACTATCCTTTGCCGGGCGAAAAAGAAGCGGATGCAATCCTTTTTGGTGCCCGCGATGAGGTCATCAAGGGCGGGGTTTTCCACTTCACACCGGAAACGCAGGCGGCAGAAATGGAAGTCAACCGGACATACAAGGCTATATTGGACGGCGGGCGGAACTTCGCGGCACTTCGGGCGGCGTGCGCTCGATGGGTTGAAGTCGCCAGGATACCACCGGCGCCGCCGGCCATGGCGTCTCTTTTTGAGGGATTGAAAAAATGAACATCCTGGAATTGATCACCGCCGACGGATTCACGTTTAAGAGAGTCGCCGCGACGCATGGCGGAGAATATGCTGGGCCTTGTCCGTTTTGTGGCGGAAATGATCGATTTCGTATCTGGCCGGAACACAAAGGCGGGCGGTATTGGTGCCGCGCTTGCGAAAAAAAAGGCGACATTATTCAGTATATCCGGGACACGCGGAACATGACCTATTTTGAGGCCCTTGATTACTTGGGAATCGATAAGCCACAACAGGCACACAAAAGCCAGCGCCGAAAGCATACCGGGCCGACACCCTTCAAGCCAAAAACCGAAACCTTGCCGCCGCCTTTGTGGATGGAAAAAGCTTCAAGATTTTTGAAGTGGTCACAAGATCAGCTGTGGACACCGAACGGCCGGGCGGCGCGGGACATTCTTTTTAATAAGGGTTTGACGGATGAGACGATCCGCCGGGCGGGGATCGGGTTCAATCCGGCGGAGCTTTACCGGGATCGGCGCGGCTGGGGGCTGGCCCAGGAAATCCCAAGCGACGGCAAACCGAAGTGGTTATGGATTCCGGTGGGGCTGGTTATCCCCTTGCAAGATCATGAAAGACCGGTTCGCTTGAGGATTAGATTCAACAAACCACTCAAGGACCAGCGCTATACCCTTGTTCCCGGTTCGTCTTCTGCGCAGCTGGTGTTAAAATCAGAAGTCAGTAATCATTTGTTGGTTGTCGAAAGCGAGCTTGACGCCTGGCTTGTCTGGCAGGAAGCGCGGGACCTGGCCGGGGTTGTGGCTATGGGGGCGGCGGGCATGAAGCCGGACGTTTCGGCGCACGAACTGTTATTGAAATCAGAAAAGATTTTAAACGGGCTGGACTATGACGAAGCGGGCGCGCGGTATGCCTGGAAATTCTGGCCGGAGACATACGGGCAAAAGGTCATCCGCTGGCCTGTACCTATCGGGAAAGATCCATCGGATGCCTGGCAACGGGGTTTGAATATCCGGGCATGGATCGAAGCGGGCATTGAAGATTGATTTTTTTCAAATGAGGGGGTTTTTAAAAAATGAACGATGAAAAGTTACAAGTGAACATCATAGACATTAAAGGCATTCGGTCATATCTGGCCCAGCATGGTTGGCGCTTTTCCACAACTTCTCTTTACCGGCATATTTCTGAAGGCAAATTGCGCCCGGATAAAGACGGGGTTTTTGAAACTCACGCGATTGATCGTTATGCAAAAAAGCACTTAAAACCCGCAAATGTGCTGGCCGGAAATTATCGGGACGTGGAAACGGTATATTACGAAAGCGGCGAAGGCGACACATCAAGCACCTTTGCCGATATTAAGGGTGTGCTGGCTTACTTGTCTTCAAGGGGCTGGAACGTTACACACACCACGCTTTACAGGCATGTAAACGAAAAGAAATTGAAGCGAAGTCAGGACGGGCGGTTTCATATCATTCCAATTGAAAAATACGCTCGGAAATATCTGAAGTGTCTTGACATCATGAATCCATCTTCTGAAAAAGTGGCGCGTCATTTCCAGGGTGCCATGAATATTTTTATGCATTCTATCGCCGCAAAGATTGTTTGTTTCGTGTCCGGCGATATTTCCAAAACGGAAGAGCTTAAATCATTTTTAACAGATGAGGCCATGATTTATTTCAAACTGCAATGCGAACATAATAAGGGGGAAAACAGCCATGAATAATACCGATGACCAGAGCGGCACGGATGATCTTTTCAATAATCTAGCAGATGTACTTCGTTATCTTCAGGGCCAAGGCTTTAAGCTATCCAAGCCAAGCCTATACCGACACAACAAAGAAGGGAAAATCCTTCCCAACACCACGGGCAAGTTTCAGCAAAAATATGTTGATCGTTATGCCCGGACGTTTTTGAAGGTGACAGCCACGGGAAAACGCCACAAGGATATCACCGACGACTTACAGCGCGAAAAGCTTGAACAGGAACTAAAAAACCTGAAACTTAAAAACGAACGCGAAAAATTCAATTTTGAAAAAGAACAAGGCCTATATGTCCCGCGCTCGCAAATGGATATCGAGGTCGCCTCTTTTATTGCTGTGCTTGTCTCGGCTTTTAAAAACCTGATCACATCGAAAACCGCCGAATGGATTGCCATGTCTGGCGGCGACCACAAAAAAACCGGCGAATTCATCACCAAGGCGATCAGCGATATTGACGACTTGACCAACAGCATAGCAAACGTTTCCGAATACGAAGTTGTTTTCGAAGCCGAACAGGAAACCACATAAGCGCCCGAAGATGTTTCGGACGTGAGAGACGTGATAACGTTCTAGCCGGGTGCTTAGTTGTTTTACTTTTCCGAATTGATGAATATAATGAAAAATAACCGCAATGTCTTATTGTCTTGCCCAAAATTATTTATATCTGGAGCCGAAGTATGTGGTTCGAATTACCCGTATCATCGAAAGCCCAGGAAGGACCCGTGAATTTTTACAAATGGGTTCGATGTTTGTTATTCGAAAGTGGCCATATTTTTGCCATGCCGGTTATTTGATGGGGGTTTGGGGGATTGATGAATTTCAAATCAATAGAGCCGATAGGCTGGGAATATCAGGCAGCGGATAACTTCCGGCAAACCTTTTCTGATAGCCTTCAACACGAACCGATTGAACGCCTGGCCGCGCAAATCAGGGCGCGTTTTATTGATTTGAGACAATACAACGAAGCAATAAGACTGAATGAAGACATCCCGCCGGAAGTCAAGGTCTGGCTTGTCGTGCCTTGAGAGGGGCCACGGATCACCGGCGGCGCTGGACGCGGATCACAACCACCGGCAGCGGTTCATCCGGGGCACCACCACGAACCTGACCGGGAACGATCACCACGGGGCCGCCTGTTCACGTTATGATCTTGCCAGGGCAAACACCCAGGCCGACGCCGGATCGTTGCACCACGGGCAAATATGAAAGCCGTTGTCTTCGGGAAGACACCACCAAACAGAATGAAGGCCACGGATCACCGGCGGCGCT